TATTTGGACAGGCGTTAATAGCACGTTAATTTGGGAAAACGCATATGGAGGTTTAACGTAAATGGCAACAGTAACGCCTAATTTTAATTGGCCGGTACCTACATCGACCGACTTAGTAAAAGATGGAGCTACGGCCATTGAGGCCCTTGGTGACTCCATCGATGCTAGTTTGGTTGATCTAAAAGGTGGTACAACAGGTCAGGTATTGGCTAAAGCATCCGGTACCGATATGGACTTTTCTTGGGTTGCACAAGATGACAGCAACGCAATCCAAAATACAATCGTTGATGCTAAAGGCGATCTCATCGCAGCTAGCGCAGCCGATACCCCGGCACGCCTAGCAGTTGGCAACAACGGCGAGACACTTGTAGCAGATAGTTCCGCCACGACTGGCTTGCGTTGGCAAGGTTCACAAGTAGCAGGACGAAATTGCATTATCAATGGTGCAATGGATATATGGCAAAGAGGAACATCATTTACTGGTGCTCAATATGGGGCAGATAGATGGAATTCATCTAGTGGTTCTAATGCTTATACCATCACACGTCAAACTGGAATTGGCGGTTTTCAATACGCCTTAAAACTTACTCAAACTGGAAGCAATTCATTTACTCAAATTGGCACTCAAATAGAATTTTCTAACTGTTATTTGCTGCAAAATCAAACAGTTACAATTTCATTTTGGGCACAAGCCAATAATACAAATGCTGGTTCTACAGGTTTTACTGTTAGAACAAGAACTATTGCTGGCGTAGACGGCGCGTGTTTATTTGCTGGAACTTCTTCATCAGACAACATAACGATTACCACAACAGCAACTAGGTATTCCGTTACAAAAACTTTGCCAGCAACCTTTGGTTCATTGTCCTTAGAGTTTTCAACTGGTAGTGGTGTAACAGGTGATGGTTTTACAATTTCAGGAATACAAATGGAATTGGGTTCAGTCGCGTCTGCTTTCAGCCGCGCTGGCGGAACAATCCAAGGAGAACTTAGCGCCTGTCAGCGTTACTATCAAAGAGTTACAACCGCAGGTGGTGGTGGACTTGTTTCAAGTTTTAATGGTATTGCCTACACAACGAGTGCTTGTGCCTTTAATTTGCAACCTCCAGTAACAATGCGAGCAACACCAACAGTCATTGATGCTTCTAATCTTGCACTCTTAGACACAGTAGGACAAAATCTAGTAACCGCTGCAACCATTTCTGCTGCTTCCAATGCTAGCCAATCGCAAATGACCTTCACAGTAGGTGGAGGAAGTCTTGTTGTTCAGCGCAGTTATTTTCTTGGGTCACACTCATCAGGCGTAGGTTTTCTAGGACTAGGAGCAGAACTATGACAGTCGAGTTTATTGAAGTTACAAATTACAATGGCGAAGTATCAGAACACGCAATTATTACTTACGCTGACGGGTCATTTACATCAATGACTAAAGCCCACTATGAGGCGCAACAAGCGGAACAATCCACACCGAGCGTTACTAGTGGAGAGTAGCTATAACGGCTATCCGGCATCAAAAGATCCGGATGCAATTAAAATAAAGTCCTACCCTGTAAAGGGTACGGATCGTAAGCTAAGGTGCGCCGAGAGTGTTGGGCCTCTCTTGGCGGCCTTTGCTGCCGAGTTTCATGCGCTGATCGAGCCAATCGATGAGGGTACTTTTGATGACTGGGGCTATGCCTATCGCATGGTACGAGGCGATCAGACAAAGCTCTCATGCCACTCATCCGGTACAGCTATCGACCTTAACGCTACAAAGCATCCACTTGGTAAGGTAGGTACTTTCCCAGCTGAAAAGGTACCGATGATCCAAGCGCTAGCTCGTAAGTACGGCCTCAAATGGGGCGGAGACTTTAAGAGCCGGAAAGACGATATGCACTTTGAAGTAGCCGTAACACCGGCCAAGGCTAAAGCCTTAATCGAGAGTCTAGGGTTAAAATAAACAAATCCTAAAGGGCATTTAGGAGCAACACATGAAAGAGCAAGCAATCGCAGCTGCAAAGTCTTATGGACGTGCAGCTCTCGCTAGTGCGGCAGCGCTGTACATGAGCGGGATTACAGATCCGAAGGTATTGGCTAACGCGTTTATCGCTGGGCTAATCGGGCCACTACTAAAAGCACTCCAACCGTCCGAAGGTCAGTTTGGGGTAAAGAAGTAATGGAAAGAGCTCAGCTCGTAGTCGGTTTGGCTTTGGGGAGCTTGACCATTTTGGGGCTAGGAGCTGGGCTCATCCGTCATTTAGTCAAGGCTTACCTCAATGAATTAAAGTCCGATGGCAACGGTGGCCATAACCTTGCAGGGCGCGTTGAGCGTATTGAGCAGCGGGTAGACCGCATCTACGAGATTTTGCTCGAGGACAGACTGGCCAAATAGCGACACGCCAAAAGGCTATGCACTTTGATTTATGACATTTAGCCCTCATACTGATACTACAAACGCTGAGAGGGCTACTCGGTTGAGTTGCTTGATCGGCCTTAACAAAGGGCTAAGTAATGAATAGTGCAGATATATTAATAGCGGCTTTTGCTGCTTTTATTGGTTTCATGTTTATGGTAATCGGCTACTCAATCGGTTATCGCCAAGGGCATGGTGAGGGCTTTATTAGAGGCCGCGCAATCGCTCAAGCTCTGAAAGATATGGAGTTACAAGCATGAAAAAAGTAGAGCAAAAAAACCTAATCAAAAGTAGCGTTTTGGAGTTTATGCGTAATGTCCTCAAAGGAGACAAAATTACGATTGATGAACTGGTCAGCATCAAGGCGGATGCGAACAGCTTTGTTTACGAGTATGTGCGTGGTGGAGTAATTATCAAGGTTGAGCAGGTGGCGCTATGAGTTTCCTAGATAACTACGAGGACGTTAATGCTCGCATCACGCGCTTTCGCCAAGAGTTTCCAAGCGGTCGACTAATTACTGTAATTGAGGATAAGGATTTATCGGCCGGATGGGTATTAGTCCGAGCTGAGGCTTATCGTGAGTTTGAGGATACGGTGCCGAGCGCTGTCGATTATGCCTATGGCAACGTAGCAAGCCTGACTCAGAATATGAAAAAATGGCTAGTAGAGGACACATCCACAAGCGCCATAGGCCGGTGCATCGGGTTGCTAACGCCTAGCCCTGCCGGACGGCCTACACGTCAGGATATGGAGCGCGTTGAGACACTACCTGCAGCTGCAGACCCATGGGCCACAGTCAAGGTCGCTCAAGACACAGGTACAACAGCTTTAACTACAGCTATGGCAGAGATCCAAGGGCAATTAGGCGGCGAGTTAGTGGCCGAACCTGCTCGATGTGCTCATGGCACGATGATTTGGAAGCAAGCGGCAGCTGGTAGCCCTAAGAATTGGGGCGGGTACTTCTGTACTGAAAAGACTAAAGCTACTCAATGCCAGCCTTATTGGCATGTCCTTGCCTCAGACGGCAAGTGGAAGCCACAGGTATAACCATGGGCGAAATTACATTTATTAAGGACGGCTACGCGACTGTCATACACGATAACGGCGATATGACTGTTACAGCTCTCGATCGATGCGATCAATGCCTTCAATGGCAGAGCACAAGCGGAGGCCTACAGATCCGCGACTACGGCCAAGAGGTAACTATGTGGCTGTGTGCAGAGTGCAGGGCCTAATGATCGACCGCGTAATCCTTGACCGCTCTCAAGAGATTACCGCTCACCGCACCGCTTTAGAGCGTGCAGCTGTGATGGATAATGACTGGTTTAGGCTATTTGGTCAAAATCTTAATTATCACGAAATGATTACACAGCACGCCGAGAGCGTAGGGGCTGAGATAGCCGTAGCCGAGTATTTTGGCTTACGTAACTTTATGCCCTCCATTAATACCTTTAAGGCTGAGGCTGACGTTGAGACTGACGAGGCACGCATCGAGGTTAAACACACCAAGTACGCTAATGGCCACTTGATACTTCAGGAGTCACAGCGATCTAGGCCTAACGATGTCTGCATATTGGTATATGGCAAGAGCCCTGTCTATCAGCTATTGGGATGGATACCGGCACACATGGCGATGATGCCTCGGTACAAGCACACACAGCAAGGCAATTACTGGGTGAGCCATCGCAACCTATTCGAGATGAAGTATTTAAGGAGCTCTAACTATGGCGATACTCAAATCTAAGTGCCGCATATGTAAAAAGATCACGCCTCATGAGGAGCGTGTAGTCACCGAGAACCTACCGCCGTACGTAAAAACCCTTCAATGCGTGAGCTGTGGGGTTATGGGCGTTGTAATGATGGAGGATATCCAAATTGCCGACCTATGAGTATGAGTGCCTTGAGTGCCGCATAAAGTACGAGGTTGAACAACCTATGGACAAGGTAACGGCTCCGATGTGTTGCACAAAGCCAATGAGACAGGTTTATAGCGCTCCTGGTCTTAGCTTCAAGGGAACAGGATGGGGCCATCAATGATGCATGAAGAGCTAAGGGCCAAGATCCAACATTACAACTGGGTCGATGCGAACGATTTAATACAGGCTTTAGATGCAGTTGTAGATATCCACAAGCCACAGCACTTTGTGGGTAACTCTGAGGTTTATTGCAACTGTTCACTCAGCATGCTAATCCCCTACCCATGTCCAACTATTCGAGCTATTGAGACGATACTTTCATGAGACACGACACGCCCAAGATCCCGCGTATTATCAAATGGATTTGGATCCTCATGCTACCCTTGTGTAGTTCATTAAATACTCCTGCTAACGCAGTTGAGATAAATCAAATAGATAAATATAAAATATATATACATCTAAAAGTACTGAATTATAATGAGTTTAGATGTATTGAAAGATTATGGACAAAAGAAAACAGGTTATGGGATCCCTATGCCAAGAACCCTAAGTCCTCTGCATTTGGTATACCTCAGCTGTTAAAGCTCAAAGAAACTAACCCTTATGTTCAAATGGATTTGGGTTATAAGTACATAGTTCATAGACATAAGACACCATGTAAAGCCCTTGCCTTTCATGAGCGTAAGGGGTGGTACTAATGGTTCAGGGTAGACATGATCCAAGGCTTAGCCGTAAGTACAAGGCTCAAAGACTCATAGTGTTAGCAAGAGATGGCTATGTATGCACATACTGTGGACAAGATGCTACGACTGTGGATCATATAGTCAGCCTCAAACATGGAGGCGATCCAATCAGTTTAGAGAACATGGTCGCATGTTGTAAGCGATGCAACAGCTCAAAGGGTTCACGCTCACAGGCTGTTTTTTTAGCACAAGCGGCTAC